TGATGGCGAACCACCAGACTTTCTAGCAAAATCACCCAATCCATGATAACGATTGGCAGATGTCCATTGAATCAAACCATAACCGCCGTAGCAGTTATAATATGACGTTTTACTACCACCTTCGCAAACATTAGACTGGAATGTTGATTCCTGCTTAATATTGCCCAGAATAGTAGCAAGGGCGTTTTTATCTTTAATTCCAATGTCCTGGAAATAATCCAGAGCTACATTTTCATTTTCATTACACCCTTTACAAATTAACCTCTTCTCTTTTGACTTTTCGGGAGCAACCTCTTTGGTCGCTGTCTTTGATGTAGGCTCCTCTTGAATAATGGAAAATGGTGGAGGACCACTCAATGGTGGAGGAGGAAACACAAATGGCAGTGTTGCCGAACTGGTTGTAACCGATGCCAGAAGGGGCAAGGCTACTGTAAAGATGTTTTGCATTAAAGTTAATAGAATTCGACATCCGTATAGGTAAAGGAGAAGTTCCCACCCTCTCAGGGGGCATTACCCACGGCTCTAAAATCACATCAAAATCTCATAATATCATCCCTGTGTTAGGGATCTCTCATAATAAGTTACTATTTAGATTTTGTCAAGTAAATCATAAATACTTCAACAACCCATTTCAACTTATGCCAAGGGAATGGAATACTCCAGACAGAGAGTGTTGGAATGGATCAATTCATAAAATTTTAAAGGCAATAGATAATCATACGGATTTTTACATAAAAACAGGAGATACTTGGCATGAAGAACAAGCCGAGTATCTCCGTAAATATGTTTATAGATTAAAAGACTGGATACGCAATCAAGAAAATTAGATTACATTACAGCATCTCTTGTAATACATCTTACGATCATCCAATCCATTATACCCACCATTTACTCTGAGAGTAACCTGGTCTACGGTTGGATTTGTATCGCATAAAGTATTCATATCATTATTGTGCCACCAAAAACCAGCACTGGTGAATGGATAACGAGTAGCAACATATGCTACACCACTCATTACTTCTGGATCCTTGATATAGTTGGCAAATGCCTGATAATTTGCTCTACCTGTAAGTTGAATGTAACCAGCACCTTTATATCTTGGACCATCACCTGGCTGGGTGTTTCCAAGATCATCACGACCCTCATAAGCATCACCTGATGCCAGTTCCAGGTTATATCTTCCACCACCAGACTCATGAGAAATCTGTGCTAGGAAGTGGCGAATACGAGCAGGAGTAGTAATATAAAAAGTCTTCAGGCACTTATTCAGTTCAACAATTTCTGTATCTTGAATAAGTGTAGTACTACATCCCCAAATGAATGCAAGTTCTTCTTTTGAAACAAGTTGCATACCATAAACTGGTGGTTTTGTTCTATAGAGTTTTGCAAACTCTTCAAGAATATCAGGTGCTACGTGCTGTTGAAGATACTCCCATGCTTTCAGTTGCTCTGGAGTATTCTTATTATACTTAATCGCATCTAAAAAGTTAATAGTCATGTGAAAATCCTTCCCCATCCATCGTTTCCATTTGGACACCAACGAGCAACTAACTCAGACTTCTTATAGATAGCACCCTTACCATTTGTCACATCTCCAGTATAACCATCGTTGAGTGAACCATAAGGATCATTTACAACATAATCACCACCATCTGTCTTACCAACTACAACGACCATGTGGCCGCCAGTAGGATTAGACAAAGAACCTCTGTGGAGAATGCCAATAACCACAGGCCGTCCAGCAGACAACTCACAATCAATATCTGCGAAAGACAGATTGTAACTAAACTTAGAACGGATACCGTAGTCAGACAATACTTTTGTCTGAACTTCGTGATCTGTTGTATCACCGATTGCAAAGACGTTGCGAATATACGCATCATCTCCTTGTGCTCCCTTTAGTGTGCCTGGTTTAAAATACTGAAGACACATCGCACAACTAGAACTATTACAAGTGCGCGATGCATCTGTATAATTATCAGTCTGTGGATAATAAGGAACATCTAAACGAATAGATGATTTTGGTTTTTCTATTTTGGTTCGGTAAATACGAACCCAATTTGAAGAATCGTCCAATAAAGGAGAATCCTTCAAGTCAACTTCAAGTTGCTCTACTGCAGCAACATGCTTTGGATTTTTTTCATCATAATTGCGAAAAAAATTGTGTAAATCAATTTTCATATATTTTCCTTATAAGTAACTGAAAAAATATCATGATCGGGAATATCAGGATCTAACCATTCACTAAATTCAGATTGAATTGCCTGAGCATCTCCATAATCATTTTGCTCACAGAGAGAATGAATACGGTCAACTGCCCAATCATGTGATGTCCGAAGAGTCTGCTCTAGAGTTATCATAAAAATAATCCTTGCGAAAATAGCGATTTAGGATATTGCTATTATAGTATGCAGGAATCCCAGAGTCAAGTGCTTCGGTCAGCACATTATTTAGGAAAAGTTGCCTAGTCTCTTCAAAATTACACTTACCTTTAGTCTTATGTAATGATATTATTTTTCTTTCAAAACATTCTTTACCATACTTTATGACATCTTCTTTTAGTTCTGGACAAGATCCATAATAATTCTTCCAATCGGATTCAGATTTAACCTTTCTTTTTTTTCCTTTTGGAGTTCTGAATGACCAAAGATACTTGCGTCCTATGTAATTTCTACCGGTGATCTTACAGTGAATATGATATACAAATCCAAAATAATCTTCTATGTGATTGGATTCGAATATTTCCTCATTGAATCTCCATGGATTCTCATAACTCATATTAAGTAATCTTATGAGCTAATATTTATCTTTAACCGGAACAAACCTATTCTAATCATTATTTGAGATATTGTCAAGGGGTTGATAAATACTCAATAAAGAGATATACTAGAAATGTCTGTCTATGTAAGAAATCTAACTATTAATACAAGCACTGACTTTAGTGAGACTCTGGAGTTAACTCAAAGTGGTGGAGGAGCAGTTAATCTAACTGGGTTTGGTGGTGTTGCACACTTAAGAAAGACTCCCGAAAGTACTAACTATGTTGGATTTGGGATCTCTTTCGTTAACAGATCTGGGGGAATTGTTAATATTTCTATGGCTAGCACTATAACTTCAACAATAAAAGCAGGAAGATATGTTTACGATTTGCTATTGATTAGACCAAACACAACCAAGACGGTAGCAGTAGAAGGAACAGTGTTAGTAAGATCTGGAATTTCGACAGGATGCTTCTAATAAATATTTTTATCTTAGGTTAAAAAGTAATGACTGTATACGCTAGCAATCTTGTCATTTATACTGGAACAGATTTTGAGCAAACTTTCGTATTTGAAAGTGCTCAAAGTAATAGTTCCTTGAAATTGGATGGATATGCTGGATGTGCTGCATTAAAAAGATTTGAAACTTCAAATATGGCAGCATCTTTTGATGTATCAGTAACCAATGCAGAACTTGGAAAAGTTAGAATTTCTATGGGATCTACTGTTACTGAGATGTTAAAACCTGGTAAATATTTTTACGATTTACTTTTAGATAGTGGTAGTGAAATTATAAAAGTTGTTGAAGGACAAGCATTGGTCAAAAAATCTGTTACTAGAGTATAAAAAAAGCACCCCGTAAGAGGTGCTTAATAAAATTCAAAAGATTATATCAACCAGAATAATCTCCTTTATTTCTTCTTCCTTGTCTTTCAACTTGTCCGACAGTCATCCCAGTTTTCATTTTTGCCTTTCCTCCGCCAGCACCAAAGTCAGTCGTCTTACCACTATCATCTTTTGATGGGGGGACAGCAGGTGGTCTGTTTACGCTAGTTTGTTTTGATGGTGGGATATATGCTTTAGATTTTGGAAGATTTCCAGTAAATAATGCGTGGATTGCACCAGCAACAGGTCCTACTGTGCTTCCATCACCAAGATCATAACGACCTGTTGAACTATTATAACCACCCTCAACAATAGTTCCAATCGTTTCAACATCCATCTCCATCATCACATAAAGTGCCTCGTCTAAGGTATCTACGTGCCCGTTGTTCAAGAGATACTCAAGGACTAGATCATAAGCATCATGCTGATAAGAATCCCAAAGTGGTTCCTTTCTTAGTGGAGCACCGTTAGTTATTGGGGGTAGGGGGGCACTAGAAGGTTTTGGAGAAGGTTTTGAGGAAGAATCCCAAAGAGGTCCATCCTTATAAGGTTTCCCATCACCAGGTTTAGTGCTGGTTTGTTGAGTTGGAGTTGGAGGAGCACTAACAGGCTTCAAAGGAGTTGTTCCTGTTGAAGAACTTGCCGCAATCTTATTGGTTGTAGGCGCAACACTTCCAGAAGCAATAGGAGAAGTGCTACTAGCAGCATTAGATGCTTGAGAAGTAGTTGCAGGTTTAAATTGTGAAGAACCCAAAGACAATTGTGATGCTTTTTGTGCGAAGTTGCGAGGTTCTGGTTTCGATGCTTCCACACCTGCCTTGATCGCACCCTCTTCACCCTTACCTGCTGCTCTTGCTGCTTGTGCTGCTCTTAGCTCATCACCAGTTGCTGCTCTTCTTTCAAACTTAGTCCCACCTGCTGTAGTTCCAACCGAATATCCTTGTGGCGACCTTTCAATTGCTGGTTTTGATGGTGTTGGTGTTGGTGTAGGAGCAGGTTTTGGTGCTCCTGGTGATGGTGTTGGTGCAGGTTTTATTGATGCATCTGCCTCTGGTGCAGGTGCAGGTTTTGGGGTTGATTGTCCTTTCCAATGTGCTAATGCTTTGTCCAAACCTGGAGTTCCCTTAGATGCACGTCTTGGATCTCCTTCAGGATTTGCTTCTGTAGGATTAACTCTACGACCTGCCTTCACATCAGCAGAAATCTGACTTTGTCTTTTCTCATCTGCAGCAATTTTCAGTTGATCAGCTTTTTTTAGTTCGGCAGCACGAGGACTTCCTATGTAAGGCAATTCATTATCCCATGCGCGTGGCGCTGCTGGTTTTGCTGGTGCTGGTTTTGCTGCAGGTGGTTTTGCTGGTGCTGATCTTTGCTTATCTATGGTTGCTTGAGATTGGTATCCAAAATCAGATCCTGTCCAAACTTTACCTGCACTATTTTTCTCCCCCAATTTAGGTTCTTCCAATAATCTTTCTTTACGATGATAAGCATTAGTATGTTCTTTTTTCAATCCAAAAGGATTTCTTTGATTTTGTTGAGATGCTGGTCTTGGAGTAGATGGTTGCTGTCCTTTTTCATTGGAAAGTTTTCTATCAACATCTTTTTGAACATTACTTCCCATATTCTTCAACCACTCTCCAGTTTGTTGTGTTTCTCTTGGGGAACCCGTATCTTTGAAACCTGGAATTCCAGATGAAACTGATCCTGCAGTCTTAATTACATTTCCTGTCCCTCCAACTAGTGCCCCACCAAGTCTTTGGGTTGCACTAGATTGTCCAGATGCTGCTCTTTTTACATCAACAGTAGCAAGAGTTCCTCCACCTAAAATTGCTGGCACACCTACACCATATTTTAGGGCAGTTTTTCCTGGACCACTTTTAGCGATATCGGCAACTTTTCCGCCAACCTGTTTAGCAGCTTGTCTAAGTCCTATACTCGCTGCAGGTTGGGATGGTTTTGGTGGTTTTGGTGGTTCTGGTGGTTGGTTTCCACCACCGCCGCCAGAAGGTCCTCCTGGAGGATTTCCACCCCCACCAGGAGAAGGTGGTTTTGGTGCTTGTAGTCGTTGTGGTTTATTTGTTGCTGGTTTTTGTCCTGTTGGTGGTTTTCCTGTTATTTGTGAAGAAGGAATCCTGGATGTATTGGATTTGGGTGGTTTGGTTCCTTTCTCTGGTTCATTTGTTTTAGATTGGAAAGATCCTGTTTTCAACCATCTTTCTTCATCTGGAGTATTTTGAGATGCTGATTTTCTTTTTTGTAAGTCTTGAGCCAACTTTGCCGCACCACCAACAAGTGCAGTTGTTCCTGCGGCAATAGCGGGCCATACCAACGGCGCCGCTAATGCTGGAGCGATTTCATCAAGTTGTTCTGCATTAATATAATTATATACTTCATATACCTCATCCCACGAATATTCACTTAAATCTTCACCTTCATTTACAAGTGAATATACCCAATTTTCAAAATCTTCTTGAATTTGTTGTTCGGTAATTTGTGGAGCATAAACAGCATTATATGCTTCCATCATTGAACTAACTTCACTACCCGTAATTCTTGACATTTTTCTCGATCTAGTTCTTTTATAAACTTATTTATAAAAAAAGAGGGCCCGAAGACCCTCATTTAACATCATCACAAATCTTACCTAACCATTCATTTTTATAATCATAATCACCAAATAAAAAATCATCTGCTTCTGCAGCATCTTTAAAGGCATTCAGGATATCCTGTTCACACCATTCATCATAATTGGAATCCTGAGAAAGTATCTTTGGTAACATCTTGTTTAATTCCTCCGATGATATAACTCTCCACTTCCGTTTCTTGGGGTGCCACTTGAAGTCCTTTGGAAGAAATCCAATGCTCAGTCCAAGGAAGTGGATTATTTTTTGCTGGAATATCATAAAGTGGGCGAAGACCAATCGCTCTCATACGACGATTTGCAATCCACTCAACATATTGCTGAAGAAGTTTATCATTCAGACCAATCATAGAACCATCTTTGAACAGATATTCTGCCCAAAGTTTTTCTTGATTAACTGCATTTTCAAAGGTCTTATAGACCCATTGCTCTTCTTCTTTAGCAATTCTTTGCATCTCAGGGTCATCACCCTCCTTCCACTTATTCATAATGTTTTGAGTGATGACCAGATGCTGATTCTCATCACGAGCAATCAATCCAATGATCTTTGCACTTCCTTCCATAAGTTTGAGTTCGCCAAATGCAAAACTGCAAGCGAAACTGACATAAAAGCGAATACCTTCAAGAATATTAACGTTTGCAATTGCTCTGAACAATCTGCGTTTGAGTTCATATCTTTCTGTCTGTGCGTGGGGAACTTGTTCTTGGGCATATTTCCAAAGTTCAGAAGTCCCATAATGTTGAGCACTATTGATAAAATCATTATATGCTTCGGTCACACTCACAGCACGTTCCATAATACGATCATCTCTAAGAATAGTATCAAATACATCCGAAGGATCAGAATATACATTCTTGATAATATATGTATAGGAGCGTGAATGTATCATCTCCATAAACTCCCAGACTTTCATACACGCTTCCAATTCTGGTAGCGAACAGTAGGGAGCAAACGCCATTCCAGGTCCACGACCTTGGACGCTATCAAGCATAACTTGATATTTTAGGTTAGAGGTAAAAATATGCTTTTGTTCAGGGCGAAGAGACTGATAATCTCCACGATCTTTTTGTAATGAAACTTCTTCTGGTCTCCAAAAGTATCCTAGTTGTTGAGTTGTGAGTTTTTCAAAAATTGGGTATTTGTAAGAATCGTATCTTTGAATGCCCAGTGGTTGTCCAAAAAACATTGGTTGCTTTTTGGTGTCTACCTCCTGAGAGTTAAAAACGGTCATTTGATTAACCACTTCTTTCTCCGTGCTATTGGTTTTAAATCTTACAAGACTCACAATCTTCTTCTCCCGAATTCAAAATGTCGTTAATTAAGTCATCAACAGATGGTTTAGATTCCTCTACTTCATCTGTCTTAATATCATAAGTATTCTGATAGTAACTGGTTTTCCAGCCGTACTTATATGTAGTTAAAAGATCCTGTGCCATTACGCTAACAGGAACTTCATTATTGGCATAATTTTCTGGATTATACGACCAGTTTCCAGAAATCGCTTGATCGAAGAACTTCTGCATAACTGCAACAATACCAATATACCCACGATTGCTAGGCATATCCCAAAGGAGTGTATAATTGTTCTTAATTGTTTGAAACTGTGGAACAATTTGTTTAAGAGGTCCTTTCTTCGATTTCTTAACGGACAAGTATCCACGAGGAGGTTCTATTCCATTGGTTGCGTTTGACACAACGGAACTGCTCTCCGATGGCATTTGTGCCGACAGTGTTGAGTTTCTAACTCCATATTTTTTAACCCTTTCCCGAAGCCGCTCCCAATCATACTTTAGGACATTTGGAACCAATTCATCAACATCCTTCTTATAAGTATCAATTGGAAGAATTCCATTTCCATACTTTGTCCTGTTTACATATTCACATGGACCCTTTTCTCTTGCAAGATTTACTGTTGCTCTAATCAAATAATATTGGAATGCTTCGGTCAGGTCGTGGACCAATTCCCACGCTCTCTGATCCTCGTATTTTACCCCATTCCTTGCAAGATAATGAGCTAGACCAATATAACCTATCCCAAGAGAACGACGTGCCTTGGTGGCGATTTCTGCTGATCTGACAGGGTATCCTTGGAAATCAATGAGTTCATCCAAACTGCGAACGGCAAGATCGCAAAGAACTTCAAGATCATCATTTGTCTTAAGTTTTCCAACATTAATGGCGGAAAGAATGCAAAGAGCAATTTCACCATCAGGATCATCAATATGCTGAATAGGTTTAGTTGGCAAAGTAATTTCTTGACACAAATTGCTCATCTCAACTTTATCCATGAAGGATGAGTGAGTATTGCAATGATCAATATTCATGATATAGATACGACCAGTCTCAGCACGTTCTTTCAAAAGTGAAAGGAAAAGTTCTTGAGCACCAATAGTTTTTCTTGGAATATCTTGAGCTCGTTCATAATGCTCATATAAACTGTCAAATCCATCAGTACCAAAAGCATCATACAAACCAGGAACGTCGTGTGGAGAGAAGAGTGTGATTTCTCCGTTTTGAATGAATCGTTCATAGAAGATTTTGCTAATTTGGATAGAATAGTCCAACTTACGAACACGATTATCTTCGGTTCCTTTATTATTCTTTAAGACTAAAATATCACTTATTTCCTGATGCCAGATAGGAAAGTGAACTGTAGCAGAACCACCTCTGATGCCGTTCTGAGTGCAACACCTGACAGTTGCCTCAAACTTCTTAAGGAAGGGGACCACGCCTGTGTGCTGTACCTCTCCGCCTCTGATTTTAGCATTGATGCCACGGATGCGACCTGCGTTGATGCCGATACCCGCCCTTTGTGCAACATATCTGCCGATAGCCATATCAGAACTAAAGATGCTATCGAGGGTGTCATCAACATCAATAAGAACACAGCTAGCATATTGTCGAAGTGGAGTTCGCACTCCCGCCATGATAGGTGTGGGAATGTTGATTTTGTGTTTGGAGATTGCATCATAATACTTTCTAATATAATCTAAACGTGTTTCTTTTGGGTACTTGGAAAAAATAGTTGCAGCAATCAACATGTACATGAACTGGGGAGTTTCATAAATCTTCCCATTACTGCGATCTTGCACAAGATACTTATCAACAACCTGCCTAAGTCCCGCATAGGTGAACAAATAATCCCGACCATGATCAATAAATGACTGAAGTTTTTCAAACTCTTCAGCATCATATAAGGAAAGAATCTCTGCATCATAAACACCAAGTTCTACACATTTTCGAGTATGTTGAAGAACATTTAGGCATTCATACATTCCACCAAACAACTGCTTGCGGACAGAAAAAAGAAGCAAACGAGCGGCGACAAACTGATAATTGGGATGATCCAGATCAATCAAGTCAGAAGCAGAACGAATCAGAATCTCCTGAATCTCTGCGGTTGTAATACCATCATAAAATTGAATACCAGATTGCATTTCAACCTGCGATGCAGAAACACCAGAAAGATCCCTACATGCCTCCTCAACCATAATGTGGAGTTTATTTAGATCCAGATTTTCAGTGCTTCCAGATCGTTTTACTACCTTAGTCCCGTTACTCATACTTTCTTCCACTCATTGAATTTGATTTTTGCTTCTAGTGCTCTGTATGTATTTAATTTTAACACATTCATAACCGAAAGTCCAGCGAGCACCATATCGTTGATATCTTTTTGCTGAACCGCTTTTGGCCAAATGACTACTTTCTTACCTCCATCGATGAGTTTGGAGATCCTATTACAGATTTCTCTGTTTCTAGGTTCATTATCAAGAACGTAAACAATATCATCGCCCAAATTGAGACTATCGAGTAAAATATCCGATCCACACATTGCGATGGCATTTTTGACAAATGTCGAATCAAAGGGACCTTCTGTGACATAGATCGTTTCATCTGTGCTTACCTCGTTTAGTCCATAAACTTTGGGAACACTCTCATCCAAAATCACTGTAATGTATTTAACCTTGCTAGCGCCTATCGCTCTTCCCTGAAAACCAAAGATTTCACCATCTCTAGTATGTAATGGTATCACTATGCGACTTTCATCTCTTATAATATTATTAAATGTAGGTTTTTGGGTATTAACCCAGGATTGAAATTTATCAGCAAAATAAAACTTATCAGGATTTAAAAGTCTTTTTTCAAGGTACTCTTTAGAAATTGGATTTTCAGAAGCCTTAGGTAAATCCAATCTCTTCTTAAAATTAGGTTTTTTAAACTCAAAATTTGGTTCTTCAACCACAAAGTTTTTTCCAGTATGACCTTCCTTAAATTTCTCAAGTGTATACTGCTTATGAAGTGTTGGATCTATTTGTTTGAGGAAGTTATTGAATGATAAACTTGCTCCACAGTTATGACACTTGAAGTTCGTATTATTCTTGACAGTATAGATGTATCCCCGTGTCTTATTTTTGTTTTTCTGAGAGTCGCCACAAATTGGACATCTGAATGTAAACAGATCTACCTTAACTCTCTTGAACTTGTGTAGACGCGAGGACACGAGTCCAATATACTTGGAGTCAATCAGATCCATTATTGGGGATGCTTATTTCAGTCTCTCCATTCTACCGTTGTCTTGAGTTTGTGTCAAGATATTCGAAAGAACTTCTGAATTATTGATTATTAAACTTACAACTGCAATCGCACCTATACCGATCCAAACTTTCTTTTCCAATCCTTGCAATTTATCCAATAATGTATTGTGATCTCTATCTATCTTATCTTTCAATTGATCAATTTTTGAAAAAAGTATCCCATCTGTTTTTTCATTATTATTAATTTTTTCTTCATGAAGTATAAGCATTTTAGTTACGTTCGCATTTACTTCACTCAACTTTTCAATAGCACTGTCGATGCGTTGCATCAACTGATCAGTAGTATGAATCTTTTCTTCAAGAATCGCTACTTTTGTCTCTATTGTTTGAGTTGGTGGGTACATGGGATTAATTACTGTGGGGGTTTTCTTCTTTCTATTTGTACCAAATTTTTAAAAAATGGGTTCCAACTTCTTTCCTTTTTTCTTCTCAAATCAACTGGTGGAGTTTCAGTTTGGATATTGAATCCTAATGATTTTTCCCCAGGCCCAACTACATTAGCAATTGCACTATCTTCACGAAGTTGGTGAATTAGATTGATGAGTTTATCTATTTTATTCATTAGATTGATTGTAGTTGAGATAGGCATTCAATATCAGTATCAATATTATCTAATTCAGATTTTGGAAATTCTGGTATTCTATTTAAAAAGATCAAAAAACTTTTAATATATGGCCAAAGTTCCTTCTCCAAATTATAAAACAAAAGAGGAACAGCGGCTTCATTAAAGACATTAAACAATATTATTAAATGATTTAGGATAAGGTGAGTTTTAAGCTCACCAGTATTCTTATATCTTTTTAATAAACGTTTAATATAACGAATACGTTTCAAATCCGTCTCAAAATCATCTCTGGTAACAGATTGCGGATTATTGTAGAATTTTATAGCAAAAAGCAAATAATTACTCTCATTCAACTCGTCAAATCTCATATCATGCTTTAACTGTCAAAGTGGTTGTTCCAATGCCAACGGCAGATGTGCGATCATTTTGAACTGAGAAAGCAGTTCCAGCACCACCAACGTTGTAGACAATTCCATCTGCAAAGCGAGAAGTAGTAACTCCAACTCCGTTGTAAATATCTGTTATAACTCCAACAACTCCTTTAGTTGTATCGATTCTCAATACAGTTCCGATTCCACTAGATGGTGATGTGAAAGCAAATGCAACTCTATTGGTGATTTGTCCGTTATAGTTTGTAAACAGAGTTGGTTCACCAGCAAATGATTTAACCCAGTTTGCAACGGTTACGCCAGAAGGTATTGCGGTAGCAATAGCAACGATAGGAGTTCCAGTCAGAGCACCTGCAGCAGTATATGGTTGAACCATTACTGTGGCACCAGCACTTACATAAACAATTTCATTATAAACTAAGTGAACATAAGCAACTGTATTTGTCGAAATGAAGTTTGTTCCGCCAGATCCAACCGAAATATTTGATGCTCTATTTGGATCTTCAAAGAAAATAGCAGATGGGGTAGCTTGACCCAATCCAGCATAAGGACCTGTTGCAGTTGTTGTTAACCCAGAAAGTGCTACAAGAAGTTCATCATAGAATCTGGTAGAAATACCAGATTGCTCACTAGTTTTATAACGTCTTTGAACCCAACCTCTTGGATCGCCAAAAACATTGTGCGGAGATCTATTCCTATCAGCACTCTGTGCATATTTTGGAATATTAAAATTATTAGCCCCTGTTTCAGAAGTTGTTGAGATGCCCCAAAGTGACATGTTTCTTACCTACGAAATTCTTTTTCTAGTAATATTTATAAAAAAAGGAGACCTTAAATTTTGGTCTCCTTTATATTATTGAGTGAGATAAAACTCAAGGAGTGATATCTTTTGCACCCTTTGCTTTCAGAGCATTTTGTGCCTGAATGAGAATAAGTGAGAGAATACCGTTTGCCTTGACTTTTGGGTTTGCTCCAAGTGCTTCCGAAACTGCAAAGAGAACAGTTGCGATAAGTGCTTGATTAGCAGTTGCCCAAGCGATGATTGCTGCGATTGACATAATAACCTCGTATGAATGGAACCTGGATTATTTATCAATCCAACTTATATTGAGGGTCATCCCAACCAGAATGTGTTGGTTTTTTATTAACTCTTTTTGGTTGTGGTTTTTTCTTTGATGCTGCTTGTGCCGCTTTTTGTTCGGGAGAACCTAGTATAGATTTTGGGTCCATACGATTTTTTACTGATGCAAGAGCATCATCAGCAGTTGACTCATCAACCAGTTCACCATCTGGTTCATAGGACATCTTAAGTCCCATTGCTCTTAACTTGTTCTTAACAAGATTTATTTTAGTCTTCATTGATCTTGGATCTTCTTCACCATCTTCCTTTTCAGAATCACATCCACATTCTGCTTCTTCTTTACGAACAGGAAGTCCTTCGTGCTTTGTCTTAGCAAAATCACGAATTTTTTTCTCCGACATTGTGTCAACAATTTTCAGAACTTCTGCACTTACTTCAGAACGTGGTGTTTCTCCTCTTTTAACAGAAAGTGCAAGTCCAAAAAGTTTTTGCTGCTGTTCACTTTCCGCCTTTTCATTTATCATTCCCATAAATCTTTGTTGTGCCTTACTTACTGCCTTTTCAGCAATAACTCCACCTTCCATCTCATAATGTGCATAAACATTTCTAGATGAAGAACGACCAGCACGATCTGGGGCACCATCCTCAGGAGAAACTCTTACAACTGGATTTTTTCCAGAATAGTTGTTTACACCTTTTCCAGTAATCTTTTTAGTATTTTGATCTACTCTTGCGGCATCGGTAATAAAATCTTCCTTTACACTTGAGGTATCCTTACCATCAGCAACTCCACCTCTCTTACGTTGGATAGCATTATGAACTGCTCCAGCATGTTCTTTGGCACCAGATTCTACTTTACCATCCCCATCATAATCTTTCTTTGCAGTTCCACCACCTAGTGCGGAAGCAGTTTGTGATCCACTCTTTGCTTCGGATTCTCGGGGTTCACCATACTCAGTTAGTTCAACTTTAAGCCCTTTTGATCTAAGTTGAGTGATTTTTTCACGAGTTGCATATCTCACATATCTAGTTTCAGACTTTGGATCATAAACACTTACTTTATATTTCTTATCTGGATTCTCGGCAAGTTCCTTGAGATAATCAAGTTCAATTGATTCTTCTTTACGAACACCTTCCACAAATACCTTATAGAGAGCATTTGCAACTAAATTGGAAGCAGAATCTTCCATATACTGAACATATTCTTCCTTCACACCCTTTACATTCATCATTGCCTTTGCTCTTGCTACAACTGCAGGGATTGCAGTAGATTTACCAATTTCTTGATTAACCAGTCTTTGTAGATTAACAGGATCTATGTTCTTCCCTTTAGTCGCTTTTTTTACGCGATAGCGTGAATCATAAAGAAGTTGTCTTGCTTGCTTTTCTATTTGTGCCTTTGCACCACCAATCTGTTGTGGAGCACCTGCAGATGGATTTTCTTCAAAAATGTGATTACTCATTGGAAGATCTGTTAATTCTTACTTTTTCCTATACTTATTTATGAAATTTAAACCGAAAGACTTTTGATTATATGCAAGATTTTCTTTTCCAGACTCAGAACCAGGAGTTTGTTTTGCCGCATACTTCAAATATCCCTTTGTTCCGACCAAAGTATTTGGTTTTCCAGGAACTCTTTCAATACTATCAGAAGATTTCTCACTATACTTTATTGCCTCCATAACATCCTTAATCCAAGATTTAAACATAATCTTATCTTCAGTAACACAGATCAAGTAGTTGGTTCCACGACGAATGATTCTTCCAACTAATCCAGTATTTAAGTTCTCCACAAGTTGACCAATATTATAAATCTTTTCGGATATATAATTTTCTCGGAGAGTCTGAGAATCAAATTTGGGTGCAATCTCCCAAAGACTCCATCCCTCCTTAATGTTCATAGAAGCACGAATTGTATTATAAAGATCTCTTGCTTGCTTTTGATTTAATGTTGAAGGAACTCCTTTAGCAAAAGTTGCAAAGTCTCCTTCCACTGCTGCCTTTCTTTGTTTGGAAGCAGACATTCCTGTTACATCATCTTCTGAATCTGGATCTCTTTCTCCAGCAGAACGAACTTCTACATTATCAAATGCATAAAGTTTACCATTATAATTTGTTGCTAACTTCTCAAACTCTTTAACTCTATCAGCACCACCAATAATTCTTACATTGGTATATCCATCATTATGTGCCTTTTTCAGGACATCAAAGATAGTTCGATTTGCAGGATCATTGACAATCTTTTCACTGTGTTGGGGGAACATCTGTCTCATTACAGAAACCTTTGTATCAGCGTCTAGAGGATTTTTCTTTTTATCTTGAGTTCTGGAAGGAACAATAACATAATCACCATCATCAGAAGATGCAGCAACAGTATCTAAAAGTTTTTCGTGTCCAGTAGTAGGGGGATTAAAACGACCAAACGCTATAGTTAGTGTTCCCTTTGTCTTCTCTACTGGTGGTGGTCCTTCTTGAGCAGGAGGTTCTTGCGCTGCTGCCTGCTGTTCTGGTGCAGGTGCCTGAACCTGTTGCTGTGGTTCTGTTGGTTGAGGTGCGGTAGGATCTTGATAGTTTGGATCCGAAACATTTCTCTCCAATGGAGTTTGAGCAGGATCTTGTTGCCCAACTCTCTGACGCTTATTGTAAAATTTTAGTCTACCCTTTTCAGTTTTTGCAACAAACTCACCAGTTCCTTCATCATACCACCCACCATGATTATCACCAACAAGTCCAAGACGTGCCGCTTGTTGCGATGCGGTGGTTTCAAATAAAAACTGAAAAAAACTTTTCATCCTCTATCCCAATCTTTTGCTACAGTGAAGTTTGCTCTACTAAATTCTAATCGATCTACAAGTTTAAGAGCATTTCCAGATTTAATAGCAACAAAACCCTCAGGTGCTGTTACCTTATATCCATCATCAGTCTTAAGAAACGTTCCAAAAGTATTTACCTTTGCAAGTTGCCCAATCACCATAGATTTTGCTGCTTGTAGGTTCATGTAAGATGCAACAGTCATATAGATTGCTCTTTCATTTGCCTTAATAAACTGCAATCCAGTGTTCTTCATTTGTAAATATTTATCTTGTGTTGCTTTTGTCTTTTTAGATAGAATCTCTTTGTCCAAAAGACCAGAATAAAAAGTTCCAAAAGCACCAGCAACTTCGCGGGCACTAGTGAGTGTTTTTCCTTGAGAGATATAACTATTAAAGAACCGTTTAAATAAGGAAGACATTAAGAACTTAGATTCACCAGTTGCTGTCAAAACATCCAAAAAAGTAGATGCCTGTCGAAGAGATCCTTCGGCACGATTGACCGCTGCAGTATAACTAAGCATTTGCTGAGAATCAAACTTGGCAGCACCAGTTGCATCCCTAAAGGTAGCAGTTGCAACATACACATCAACAGAGGGACTAAAGTTACTAATATCCACACCAAAAGAAGCATTCATTTCTGGAACTGTAGGTCCACTATAACTGGTGTGAAAAACGATTCCCATCTTCGCCGTGTTTATTCTTGTGCCAAGATCAGAATCTGAAGGAACGGCATATGTAATTGTATTTGGGCGAAAATAAATCACATTTTCTCCATTGATTACACCGTTCTGTTTATCATCAGTAAAAAGAAGATCTCCCTGAATGACTCCTTTGATGTTTAAATATCTTAGATTTATCAAACAAGTTTGAAGTTTATCAGCAAGTTGTCCAACTCCATAAAACTTAGATATATCTGCTTGAGTATAGCAAAGTTTTGGTTCAGTCTTTGCAAATACGGATTTTGTACCAACAAAAAACTTTCCATTAGATGGATCAGTTCCACAAACAATAGCAGGAGCACCATCCCACTTTGTAGTGACTGTGATTGAAGAAGATCTCTCCGAAAGCATTTTACCAAGTTCTCGCAGAAATGTAATCGCATTCCTACCACCCTGAGACCCTTGGTTCAGGATATCATCTTCTAAGTGTTCGAGGTGTGTGTTTTTTGCCATACAGGTATTATAGGGTATTCTGGGTCTGGAATCAAGATGGGTGGACAGTTTTTTAACTGGTCAAAGTTTAAATCCTAGTTTATCGGATTTGGAATCATATCCATTCTTAGTTCGGAAAAATAAATTACTAATAGATTGCTGCCCACTAGTTGCTTCTTCAGTAAAATTAGGTATACCATTAACTATATTTAACTTAACAAAATATATTTCACTAGACAAAACATCTTTAACAATAGATGTAAATTTATTTGCCTTGGTAACATTTTTGGAATAATTTATAACTTCCTTTTCACATAAAAAAGAAACTTGATTTCTCGTTATTGTTTTTTGATTTTTTAATCGTGTATCTTTATCTATCAAATTTCTAAACAATTCTGGATTAGGTATTGTTGCTGAAGAAGTTCTAACAGAATTGGCTGCTTCAGGACTAATAATCCCCAACATTGCACAAGATTCAATGGGTCCCATAATCATCGTATTTTCATGAATGGTCCTCATAATATTAAACTCAAAATCATTTTGATATTTTGATAGGAGATTTGGATTATTTAAAACTGGAGGAACTAAATCAGCAACCTTCAAGGTATTAGAATTGCCAGTTGATTTTGCTGATATTTTTATCCTTCTACCATCAAGATTAATTAGATAATAATCCAATAATGGTTCATTTGATCTGCTTGGTATAAGAATTTTTGTCGTTGAACCAACACCCAAATTAAATCTAGTTAATCCCCTTCTAATGCAGTGAATGGGACCAATAACTTCACCAAAATCATTCCTAATCTCGTTCATAGGCAGATTGGAAGTATTATATCCACTAAAGGATCCCTGCCCACTATCTGAATATGAAACAAGTTCTAAAAGATACTCTTTAAGTTCTCCAACCATATCAGATCTACTATTAATAGAATTTCTAAGAGCAGTAAGATATGATGTTAAAGTATATTCTGTTCCTGCTAGGTTAAATGTTTGTGGTTTTAATCCAACTAAACTTGAACTTTTTGGTTTTCTTAAATTATCAATATTGGTATAATAAACAGTTTCGTTACCAGAAATTTGAATGGCAACTTTTGAATGAGATTCTGAAAGAACATCAATATAGTTAATCTGTGTATTTGGAACTAAATTTCCAATACCCCTAGTTGAATATTTAGTTTCATAGTATGGTCCAGATTTTTTAACTACACTCGAATGATTAGATCCTTTCCAATTTTTTTGCCAGTTAATATTTCCAGTAGATGCTGCCATTTTTTTGAAATATTTAGTGCCCAAAAGAGCACTTGAACCCCCCACTAATGGAAGCATCGGGACTCGAACCCGAAACATCTTGCTTGCAAAGCAAGTGCTCTACCAATTGAGCTATGCCCCCGAGAACCCCGAAGGGTCATTTATTTATGTTATGTGCAATTTTTACACATCACCATCTTCCCTGTTTTCAGATTTATATACGGAAAAAGTTCCCTCTGGATAACGAGCACTCAGTTTCTGATAGTTCATTTCAAGGACTTCCTCAAATGTAATATCCAGTGCCATACAAGCTTGAGCAAGATACCAGCACAGGTCTCCAAGTTCACGCTTCATATGAAATACATTCTCTTCATTATAAGGTTTACCTTGAAGGAAAATCTTCTTCACTACTTCAGTAAACTCACCTGCCTCAGCACTCATTCCATAAGCAGCAGTCATCAGACGAGGAACATCTGCACCCTGTCCTTCAAGTTCATTCAAACGCTCAACAAGATTTGAATACTTACTACTTGCAGGACTAGTTGTTTCACGAACGAACTCAATATATTTTTTAGAATCAATAGTTGCCATATTTAAAACTTAAATCCTTCGAATGATTTTTTAGGTTTGTTTTCTTCATAAGTATACTCCTCTTCTTTCCCGCTGTCAAGTATGTCATTTTGTGCAGATTGTTCCACATCATAAAGTCTCATCTTTGCACGATCAATGCCGACCACAAAACGTTTGAATACTGTTGGATCATTATAACGATTCTTCAGTTGTTTCACCATAATCTGCCCTAATCCCTCCAACTCTTCAGTTGAAATAAGGGCGAACATAAGATCAGCAGTAGCAGGGAGACCAAAGGACTCGCTAGTATCAGTAAGTTCAACATCAGAGTTCCCATAACCACTACGAGTAGTCTGGGTAGCGGAAACAATTGGAACATTAAATTCCACTGCAAGTCCCCTAAGTTCCTCAGCAATTGATTTGATATAAGAATAAGAATTGGCAGCACCATTTGCCTTATGCCTAGAGGAAGCACAAATATTAAGGTAGTCAATGAAAATAATATGAGGTCTAAATGATTTCTTAAGAGCAAGTTCATTTAAGAGTGCCTTAAAATGTCCAGAATGTGCCGAAGCAGTAGGATACTCTTTGATTACAAGAGAACCTTGCGTCTTCTTGGCAATGCTATTTACTTTGGTTTCGAACATTTGGCGAGGGAGATCAACCAGTTGTTGAATCGGAACATTCAGTAGGTTTGCATCAATTCTTTCAGCAATTCTCTCCTCCGCCATCTCAAGAGTGATATAGAGTACGTTCCTGCCCTGTAGCAAGGCGGAACTAGCCACATGACACATAAACAACGATTTCCCAACACCTGTTCCAGCGAGAGCAATATTGAGAGTCTTATTAGGTAAACCACCCTTAGTAACCTTGTTGAAGTATTCCAAGTCAAATTCAATCTTATCTTCTTTACGATGGTAAAAATCATAACGATCCTGATAATTTTGAAGATAATCGTGCCCAATGTTATTATCAAAGGACACTGCTAAGGCATCAGAAAGAATACTTGGAATTGCATCCCTATTCTTCTTTTCATTATTGCCATCAGCAATGTGAATCGATTCCATAAGTGCCAAATAAATGGCACGATCACGGCACCACTTTTCAGTAGTGTCAAGTAACCATTGCTTTTCTACAACAGAATTATTAAGTTGTGAAGTAAGATCTCGAACTTCTTTAATTTCAGATTCATTTAAATCTGTTCGATTTTCAATCTCAATACCAAGTGCTTCGATTGTAATCGATGATCCATATTTTACAATAAACTTAACAGTTTCTTCAAATACAACCTTTTCAGATTTTTGCTCAAAATATTCGGGATGTATAAAAGGTATAACTTTTCTAGAATAATCTTCATTAAATATTAGGTTTCTGAGAATCGTAGTCTCAATTCGTTCCATAAGAGAATTGCTGTTTCGCGGCAGCATCAAGTTGCTGCATTACTTCTTCCGTAAAATACTTTTCAGGATTTTTTAGTATTTCCTTTGCATAAAGTTTTTTACCATCAATCTCGTAACGTCCTGCAACATTCTTCCATAACCCAGCAAGTTCACCCAGTTCAAGCAAACCGTAATACCGATCAAGACCACGTTCATCATAATAAAGACGAACTTCAACATCCTGATTCTCCTTACTTAAACGCGACTTAGCAGTCTTTGCCTTGATAATGTTTCCAATGACTTCTGTTCCGTCTTTCTCTTTTTTCTTTGAGAGGTGAATAATAGTAGAAGCAGCATACTTAAGACCACTACCACCACCCATCTCCTTAGTAGGAACATAAGCACCAATAACATCGTAGGTATGATTCGTTACAATCATTGGAATATTTGCTTGACCAAGTTTCAAAGTAAGCATACGAAATGCACCTTTAATAAGTTGTGATTTGGTCATGTCACGAACTTCTTTATCATTCAGAGCATCATTAATCTCTTTACTGGTTGAAAGCATTCCCAAAGAATCAAGAACAAACATACAAGGACTACGTTCTCCTTCTGGTTTTTTCAAGTAAAGGTCAACTGCCTTCAATGCCTTACCACGAAACTCCTCTACGGTGACAACATTGACCACCACCACGCGAGTTGTGTCAATCCCTCTACTCTCCAGTAAGGATCTGGTGATTGCAGCCTCAGTATCAAAATACAAACAATATCCAGTAGGATTATTATCGAGGAAATTCTTAACCACAGCCAAACTAAAGAAAGTTTTTCCTGTAGAACTTTCACCCGCGATTGCAGTAATCTTGTTACCAGAAACACCACCAAAGATACTCCCACTGACAAGAGCATTAAAAATGTACGAACCCGTATCCACATAAGATTCAGTTTCGTCAATATCAGATGCCAGTTGTGTGTATTCTCCACCGATCTCCTTTACAATATCCTTTAAAAAATCCATCAAATTACCATCCCGTATTGTTCACGAAGTATTTTTTTATAAGGTAAACCTTGTTCTCTAAGTTCTCTAACCAATTTGAGTTTATGGTAAAGAGCACCATCTCCACCAAATCCAAGTGCTTTTACAATTGTATTCAGTTCTTCATCATTTATAGGCAAATCCATTAGGTAAAAAATAGTTCAAGGTTTACAGTTTTTTCAACGTTCCATCCAATAGAATCTAGAATGGATTTAAGTGGTTCAAGAAAACTCTTTTCAAATTGTAGTTCATAGTCTACGTATTTGTCAAGACCAAGTTCTGTTGGAAAATCTTGAATAAAAGAAATGATATTTTCTTGAATAATATTTGGTTTTTTTAGATAGATGAACTTAATCTTCTCACCATTACCAATAAGTGAATATTTATTAGTCAGATTCTTATCCTTTATGTAATGATTAAAAAGAAGCGCACCACGAATATGAATAGGTGTGCCTTTGACATAAATGTCAGAATGAGATTGATATTTACGAACATCAGATGCTGTCCTTGGGAAAGCGATAGATTCAGGAGGAAGTGTCCTAAATTCACAGCGACATTTATCAATAAAATCAATCACCTGTTCTTCAGTTCCACTCATCATCAGTTTTAGACCATCCTTAATCATCTGACGGCAAGGAGCAGGAGTAGAAGATTTAACTGCTTCAATACCCATCATCTTCAGTTTAGGTTCATCATAACGAACACCTTCACTATCCCATACATTCAGAATATAACGTTTCTTGGCAGTCCAAATGCCACGATCAGCAATATTCTCCCGCTTCATCTGCATCTTCTGGTCGTATGCATTCACATAGTCCGCCAATTCTTGGTAGCAACTTTCAATATACTTTTCAAGTTCCACCTGAGCGACCTTATCAAGGAACGACACAACGCTCTCAGTAGTTTTTTCTCTTCCCTCGTATACAGTATCAACCAAAGGACCCATATTAAGATAGATGGAATCAGTATCAGAAGCAATAACATAATCTACATCTTCAGTTTTTAGGATTTTGTTTAAGTACTTGTTAATTTTTTCTTCGATCCAACGAATTGAAACCTGCCCAGAAAGAGTGATTGCCTCAGCATTTGCTAGTTTAAAATAACGGAAGTACTGATTGCCAATAGCACCATAAGCACTATTAAGTTGAATCTTCCTTGCCATTTGGATGTTATTGCACCTTGCAATCTCTTTTTCCAGTGCCTTTGTCTTTTTCTTTTCATATTCTTGCTTTGCCACAATCATTTTCTTCTTATAGATGGTACGATCCTTATAAATCTTTTCCATCAGTTCGGGAAGAAATCCTTTTACTCTACGATAGAGTGCCCCATTTGCAGTCATAGTGAGATTTACTTTTTTTAGTGGTGTTAAATCTAACTCTTGGTTTAAAAGTTTGTCTACACTCACATTTGTAGTAAGTTCTCTTACCTGTTTAAGTGCCTCAAGTTCCTCTACAATTTCCTCACGGGACATTTTACGAACATCTTTCCACATTCCAATTCTCCATAATTTTAGTATGTTTTTTGCGGTTTTCACTCATAGTAATAATCTGCAAGTTGTCTTCGTGATGCTTTCCTCCTTTTGAAATTGGAATTATATGATCTACTTCGTGAGGAACATTAGTTTCTTCTGTTAATCGTTTTGCTTCACAATAAATCTCATTTATTTTTTGCTGATTTGCAGTTTCATCAAAAGCATCTCTTATTCTACATCTTCTACGAGCAGCAACAGAGTTCAAAACTGCCCTCTTATGTTCTTCACCCAAATATCTAAATTTAGTAGAGCAAGAATGAGAACAAAAACGAAGTTTCCATTTTTCACTTATTGCCCTAAATCTACTTACAATAAATGGAGAACTGCAATTTTCACAATAAAGAGTTTCCTTTCTCTCTTTATTTTTATTCTCCAAATGTTTAGGTTTTTGGAGTTCATACTTTCGTATTTTTTGTTTAATAAGAGGGTCAGAGCATCCAAAAAAATCAGCACACTCTTTACGACTTTTGTTTTCAAGAATATAAAGTTGATTCAGTTGTTCTTTAGTTATGTTGAATTTTGATTGCATTTGTTTTATTGTATCCACACATTATTATTTATAAGATGAGGATATTCTACAACATTTTCTCCAATTCCGCAATACGATTATTAAGTTCGTGCTTTTCAACAAGTGTTTCTGGTGAGATTGAATACTGCATAATAAGATGAGGATAAAGTGAATTCAAATCGAAATTTACAACATAATCATACACACCAGGAATTGGTTCTTTTACATAAGCACCAGCATACTTAGAATCCTTATCAGACCTCACATTTGGAGGAATCACAATATTCTTCTTTTTCAGATAGTTGTAGATAATCGTATCCCACATTCTAACTTGAGAAAACACATCAGAATAATTAACTTTAGCGTCATATGCCATTGTCAAGGCAAGTTCAATGAGTTTCATCTTGTCTTCCATACGGTCAACAAGTTCCACGTCCTTGATGTTGTATTCTACAAACTTCTGCCAACCTTTGGTGTAGAAGTCTTTAAAGGTATCAAACTCACTGTGATCAAGTTTTTGTTGTCCCAATTCCACATTAGCGATATGATCGAGACGATAAGATTCCTGTGCCTTATAAGTGAACTTCTTATAAAGATTCAGGTAATCAAGTTGACTTACTCCACCAATATCATAAGAGATATGCTTACGTCCAGCAATAAATGTCTCACGTTCAGTAACTAGACCCCATGGAGACAAACGCTTCATTAATTTCTCACTGAGAACACGATCTATACGACGAACCAAATATGGAATATCATACAGTTCACTATTCCAACCAGTGATAACCTCTGGAGTATTCTCCTCAATCATCCACCAACTAATAAAATCATTCAACAAATCATATTCGTTTGAGAAAGAACGATATTTTACATTCTTTTGCTGATTATCAAACTTACCCAAGCCCCAAGTACGAATTTGTTTTGTATTATAGTCTTGGAGTGTGATGAGTAGAACTTCTTCAGCAGCACTTTCTACATCAGGGAATCCATTCTCGGATGCAACTTCAATATCGATTGTTGTAACTTTGATTTTACTAATATCAAACTTAACTTCATCTTCTGGATAAGTTTCAGAAATATATTGATAGATGTAGCGTTCATTTCCACAAATTGCAAATCCCGTTACACCATCATACTTTTTAATAAAATCTCTACACTCTCGCACAGTTCCAGGTTGAACTGCTTCGACATATTCACCATTGAGCGTTTTATACTTACTATTATTTTTTGAAGGGACAAAAAGAGTCGGATAAAACTTCTCACGAGTAATGAAATGTTTACCATTCTCATAACCACGAACTAAGAAATAATCTCCGACCATCTGGACGTTTGTGTAAAATCGCATTATGCAGTTAGTTCAAGATACTTTTGAATAATTTCAGGAGTTGGATCAGCAATGGTTAAAATATTCTCAGATCTCAACATTACTTCTTTTTGATTCGTAACCTCTGGCCAAGGTTTCATATTATCTTCAGAATAAAAACGATATGGATTAATCAACTTACAATTTGGATCTCCAAGTTCTGCCATTACTTCAACAATTTCCGCAATGAGAACAGTATCAACATTAATCAATACACACTTAACAACTTTATCAGACATTGATTTCCACCTTTTCTTGAGTTTTATATGTTTTTAATTTATCAAAATACATTTCCCTTACAGATGCTAGAGGTTCAACCAAGGTCACAACCCAATCCGAAGGAACTGCCATTTCATCATCACTGGTTAATACGATCCAAGGAGACAAAACAACTTCAACTCCAGATTTTCCTTCTGGAGCATTCTCATCCTCTGTCAGTAATATTGGAGTTCTAATAGAAACCCTATGAGGTTCCTTGAACAAATATCCACAAACTTTATCATTTACTATAAGTTCTTTTATATCAGAAATCAGTGATTCGCCCGATTTCAACAGTGCAATTTTAATCGACATTTTGGTGATTATCCTTTCAAGTATTATAGCACAAAAAAAGGGGGAGCGTCAACTGGATTTTGCCAGTTGCCTCCCCTGCGGCGACAATAGTTGATTTGGGTAGCCCAAACTATTTATCGTTTTCTTTTGAAGGCACAAACCTTTTCTTTTGGTGCCATTTTATAATCGACAGTATGTCCATAGCAATTTTCTTTTGGTTTTACATATTTTTCAGTTGAACCAAAATCACCAACTTTTTCATTCAGAATCTGCATGAACTCCTGAAACGATCTCATATACTTTCTTCTTCTGATGTTCTGGAATAACTCTATTTAGTTTGACTATGAGTAATCCATCAACATAAGAAACATCTTTAACTTCCACATCATCAGAAAGAGTCCAGGTGCGAGTGAATGCCCTTTTTGCTAATCCCTGATGTAGATATTCATCCTCAGAACTGCCAGATTTCTTTGCTTCTACAAAAAGTTTGTTCCATTCTGTAGTGACTTCAATATCTTCTCTTTTGTATCCAGCAAGAGCGATTTCCAATCTGAAATCAACATTACTTTCTTTGATTAGATTGTATGGTGGGTAGTTGGTATGCGATTCATACGCAGTATCAAACCTTTTAAACCACTCATCCAATCCAATACTATTTCTTTGAATCTCCATCAGATACTTTGCAGTTTCTGGCACTGGGAGTGTAAGCGAACTTGTTCCGAACATAATAGACCTCCTTGAGCGTCTGTAAGTTAATAATGTCCCCGAAGGCAACATCATTAGTATATATCCAAAACATAAAAAAAGCGAGGTGTTGTTCCCCGCTCTTTTTTATTCGGTTTCCTCTTCTGTGCGCTTCTTCTTCGCACCAATATTGTACTTAGTCTCCAGAATCCAATCACCCTTGTCCTTATAAGCAAGGACTTTGATTTGATTCAGTGGTGCAATGTCTTGAATCTTGGTAACATCAACAATTTCTACCAGACCCCAATCTGCAATCAACTGAGCAATACGATTACGACGCTGAACATCATTCACAGTTAGATTGGCGTGTTTGCCATCAAGGGCAAATAATTCTTTAAAATGAACAAGATAATATCTACCTTGTTTATGAAGAATATGACAACTTTGATAGATTTTCTTTTCCTTGCGTGATGCAACTCCGATACGGGTCAAAGTCTCACGAACCTTAAGAAAATCATCAGGTTCGTTAAGAATCACTTCCACCATTTGGTCGGGCGTCCACTTTACTTCAGGTTCTTGAACGACACTCATTTTGTTCCTCCAGTTTCAAATTTCGATTTAATAAATGTTAGTTGTTCTTTAGTAAGAATCCTCAAAGCCTGTTTTGCCTTTTCATTACTATAACCATAGTAACGTTTAACATAATCAAGATCTTTGATTGTATCTTTACGGAGCCAAGGAGAGAATCTCTTCTTAGTCCTCA